TACAGGGGGTTGAACTAGCTAACGCTACAACCGCTATAATCGCTGCAACGATTGCAGACTTGGCAGACCACCAGGGCATTTTCTCGATTAAATATACCAGTACACAGACAACGGCTGAGACAGTAACACTCACAGCCGGAACATTCACCTCAACAGGCGCAGATGTGGCAACACTAGACGCTCTTGGCGAAAGTGTCATATTCTATGTGGATTCCGCAGGGAACGCTTCACTGCTTGCCAATCTTGGCACAGTGTCATTCTCAACGGCTACTTAATTCAAGGGGGGCTAATCACCCCCTTTTTACAGTGAGGGTATATGAAGAAAGTTATGATACTTGGGTTAGCGCATGGGATGGAAACCGCACCAAAAGACTACGATGGTGAAGTCTGGACTTGTAACGATGGTGCTATGCGTAGAACAAGGAAGTATGGCAAACCGTATATCACAGCGATGTATGATGCTCATAACCTCAATGTAGCCGAGTTAAGCGAAAAACAATCTGCCTTGCTATGCGAGGCTTTTGACATTCCTATTTACAGTGTGATGGAATACCCCTGGTTGAGAAACAGCCATAGGATGCCCCGTGAAGAGATTGCTTCCACCTCTATGTATGATGTTTTCTCAAATGTAATCTGCTATATGATTGGTGATGCCATTAGACAAGGCTTTGAACAGATTGACCTTTGGGGAGTACACCTACACCCAGAACAAAGGGACGGGCAGGAATCAGCGATTACTCACTTATGGTTAGGTATTGCCATAGGTAAGGGGATAAAACTTATTGTTAAAGATTATGATGAAGAGGGTTGCGCCATTATGAAAAATGGTGCTTACTGGACAGGCGAAGGATCATACGGACAGTGGGACACAGTAGAGAACCTGAAATTAGAAGCCGAAGCTAGGGATAACCCAAGAATACCGCTAGAAGAAGTCCCGACCCAAGAGGTGAAGTTTTGCGAAAAGTAGCAATATTAGGCACAACGAGTAGCCTCTATATGGCTCCAGCTAAGAAAGACTATGATGGTCAGATGTGGGGATGTAACAAAGTCCCTGTATTCAAGAAGAAGAACGGCGTACCCGACCTAGATGCCACTTTTGAAGTTCATGACATGGAGGTAGAAATAGATATTGCAGACTTGGGAATGCCCCATAAAGAGCATGAAGCCAAGTATGGCGGGTTCTCTTCACTAGAAGTCTATGAGACTCACAAGAGCGCAGCCCTTTTATGTGCCGAGAATGGCATAACCTTTTACGGCGTGAAGAAGTATGATTTTATCAAGACCAGCAGACGCATTCCGATTGAGTTCCTAAATGAAATTTTTGATTGCTATTCAAACGTGATTTGCTACATGATAGCTTTCGCTATTTACCTTAAATATGATCACATTGACCTTTATGGAGTAGAGCTTAACCCCTGGTCAAGAGATATTCATGAGTTAGCCCTTGTGAACGCTTGGCTGGGAATAGCCGTTGGTCGGGGGATGACCTTTGAAGTACACGGCCACCAAAGCTCGGTAATGAAGAATAAAGACGACAAACCTTATGGGAATTGGGAGTAGATATGACCGGCACAGAGATGTTAGCCCAACTCGGACAACGGATGGAAGACACCACCTCAGTAGAGTACACTAGTGCTATAAAACTTGAAGCAATTAATAATGCAATGTTAAAGGTTTGTATGTTGCTTGATAGGGAACAGTTGAGACCATTAGCCGTGAGTGAAACGGGACTATCCGCTACAAGTGGGGCGTTGAACCTAGGCGACCTTACAGCCACCCCACTACTCAAAGAGGGTGATGACATACACAGTGGCATTTACAGCCTGTCTTTTGCAACAGGTATCTTTTGCCACTTCCTAAGTCCCTTAGAGGTTGCAGGGTCAAACCAGAACGCATTTAAAGCCGCTTCTGCAAGGAACCCAAGATGGTACATAAAGGGGATTGACAGCGATTTGCCAGTAGCCCAAATTTTACCAGCAACAACAGTTAGTGTTGATGTCATGCACCTAAAGAGACCTACTGATATGGAAGCCAATGCAACAAAATGTCTTTTAGACGAAGACCAACATGAAATAATCTTAGATTTTGCTGAGTCAGCATTATGGTTGACAGCTAACCAGCCAGAACGGGCTAATGCAGCTTATGAGAGAGCAGCACAATCAATCGGAGTCCTTAACGGGATACCAGAACCAGTGAGGGAATAATGAGCGGACAAGAAATGCTAGACTTTCTGGGGATAAGAATGGATGATCCCGCAGAAGTTGACTTTAACCAAGCTGTTAAACTACAGGTACTAAACGATGCTCAGTTAAACTTGGCTTCGCTAGTGCAGGACTCATACCTAACAGAGATAGAAATTAAACATGGCAATATCGCACCCGCAGCGACAGGGATACTAACTTTTGCAGACCTTGCAACAGCAGCAAGTGTGGAGGTATTGAATGGAAGAATACGCAAAGTAAAACTTAAAGATGGTGTTTGGTGCAAAATGATTACAGTCGATGACGTTGCCGCTATTGAGAAAAATGCGTACCTAACCGCAACCACAACCACCCCATACGCTTATGTATTCGATGAATCTATTTATGTTCTCCCAGCCGCAGCCAGTCCCATTGATGTGTATTATCTACACCAACCCGTAGACATTAGCACCAGCGTAGCGTGTGAACTCGCAGCCTCCCTGCATGAGAGTGTATTAGATTTTGCCGAAGAGTCTTTATGGCTCACAGCAGGCAACTCAGCCAGGGCAAAGGAAGCAGGGGCGAGAGTACGCGAATACATTGAGAAGATAAACAGCGCACCTAACCCAGAACCAGTGCAATAATGTCTGGGCAAGAGATGTTAGATATATTGGGGCTACGCCTCAATGATCCCTCTGAGGCAGATTTCAACCAACCAATTAAACTTGAGGCGTTGAACAAGGCACAACTCAGGCTTGCAAAGCTATTGCCTGATAGAGAATTGACCGAGCTTGAGATATTGAAATCATCCCTATCAGTCACTACGGGGAAAGTAACCTTTGCAACACTCGAAGCAGCTACCACCGCAGACGTTATTCTCAATGACCGTATTCAGTTGGTTAGGATTGGTAGTTCAGGTGCCTTTGCCACAATGATTGATATTAGTGACGTACCAGTTGTCACAGACAATTCATATCTCACAGGGTTAGCCGCATCACCTTATTCATGGGTGCATAGCCAATCTATCTACATCCTGCCTTCAGCCACATCCACCGTAGATGTTTACTATCTCAGGCAACCCGTAGACATTAGTACCAGCGTAGCGTGCGAACTCGCAGCCAGTCTGCATGAAACAGTCCTTGACTTAGCCGAATCTGCGTTATGGCCTCAGAAGGCTAGACAGGACAGGGCTGATTTGGCAGAGGGCAGAGCCTTGTCATACGTTAAATTACTGAGAGGTGAAGAATGACCTTTGATAAATTAGCCGATAGAGTCCTCAGAGTCACAAAGGGGCTCAAAGCAGAATGCTTGCAGTATCTATACGAAGGTCAAAATGATTTCATTCTCAAAACCCTTGTCACTCGGAAACTGGATTTAGAGCATGTTATACCAACAACGGGAACAATCACAGCCGTAGCAGATTCAGCCACCGCAGGGAACGCTAAATATACCGTGACTTCGGATACTTCCACAAGTGGAGCCCTTATTGTTGGTAACAAATACACACTCACAACCTTGTCGCCGGAGATGATTTTACTAATGTAGCCTCAATCGTTAGTGGCACAGTGAATGTATCAGGTTGTGTATTCATAGCCTCAGAGACAACACCTACTACCTGGACAGAAGGAAGCACGATTACCAAGTGGACAGGCGTAGCAGTTGACGACTATGTGCAGATTATAGATACAGGAGACTACAACGGCCTACAGAAGGTCACTGTAGTAACTATTGGCACCTTCACCACAGACAGGGCTTTCGTCTACGCAGAAGCGAATCTAACAGCCAGCTACAGATACGGCTTTATGTTTGACCTACCCTCAGATTACCTCGATTATCATAGTATCCTATGGCAAGGACAACCTTTAAGCCCAATTACTGAAAATGAATACGAGGCTATCACTGACTCAAACAGTTATACCCTATCATCGGGCGTAGTAAGAGGCTTTTGGATGGAGGGTGATTCTATTAGGTTAGTACCTGCCCCAGACGATACCAGCGCACTTGTGATCAACTATGCTTACTTTGATACCACAGCCATTCCAACAAGCCCAATTATAAAGGCATTGTACCACCAATACTTGATTGACTACGCCATTGGCACAATGTTTGAAGTCGCAGGAGATGATACCAGGGCTAACAAATATCTTGATAAGTATTTTAATGCCATGCAAACCGTGTTAATGAATAACTCATCGAAATATCTTGCATGACCTTTGACAAACTAGCAGATAGGGTTCTCCGGGTTTCAAAAGGGTTTAAGGCAGAAGCCTTACAATACCTTTATGAAGCGCAGTATGATTTTCTTATAAAAACCCTTGTCACTAGGAAGCAGGAATTGACTCAAATCACACCAGTTTCAGACACAATAACCGCCGTTGCAGACTCGCTTGTTTCGGGGAATGCCAAGTACACCATTACCCCAGAGACAGCAACAAGTGGATTGCTTGTTATTGGTGAAAAATATACAATTACATCATTTACAACAGGGAATGACTTCACCAATGTAGCCTCGGTAGTCAGTGGGATAATCAATACAAATGGATGTGTTTTTGTTGCAATAGGCACAACACCTACCAGTTGGACAACCGTTCTCTTATACGAAAGGGTTGCGAGTGTTACTATAGTAGATGGTGGACTCTATCCAGTTTTCCTGAACGGTGACTTTTCAGGTGGGATGACGAGCTGGACAACACTTTTTCTTGCCGCCATGTCTATTGTTGGGGGTCGGTTCTACACCCTTAATACATTAGCAAATTGGGCACGACCATCTTGGATCGCAAACGATGTACCTCTTACAGGCTCTATTGGAGATAAGATCACAGTTTCCTTTGATATTGAATTATCGGCTGGTTTTGCTACAGGGGCTCCATTATCAAATTCACCGCTAGTCAGGGTATGCCTTGCCTCAGATTTGTATGAGGGCCCAACCACTGCTGGGGTAGCCGCAGTATATCCAACCGTTGTTAGTTCGGATATTGTTATTAACTCAGGCACCGAGACTTCACTTGATGTTTA